GTACTGGTGCCCTTCATTGTGGGCCTTTGCGTACTCGGAGTCGGAGCCCACCGTCACGCTGTCGTCGGTGATGCTCTCTACATTCACTGAGCGGCGGAGCTCGCCACTTTTCACTAGGATTGCCCGCCCCCGATCGTCGCGGCCGGCCGCGGTGAGCAGCAGGCGGCTGCTACGCTTGCCCGACTTACGCCGGTAGCGCCCAACCTTGCGACTCACCCAGGGCGATTCGGCGCCCGTCTCGTCCTGGAAGCTCTGGCGCTTGAAATTGCCGACGAATTCTCGGACGGCGAGCTGCCCTACCTGCCGCGGTGCCTTCTTCATAAAGGCCTCCACGGCAGTGGCGTTACGCTCCAATTGATCAAGTACTCTACGCCCTGCCATGATTGCGTGCAAATGCAAGAACCTCCAACTGCTGCGCATCATCCAGATCCGCAAAGTAGGGGTGCTCAATGGGAAAGATGACGCCCGTTTGTCCGACGTTGCCGCTGAAGAACGGATCCGGCTCCGGTAGTGCCGGCAGGATGCTGTCCGGTGTCTTGTTGGCATTAGGTGCACCCACGATCGCAGTGCACCGGCAGGCCCAACCATTGGGTGGGTAGTGGGTTTGCCACCATGGATGATCTGCCGGCAGCGTGATGTTGTCCCAGGCCCGATGCTGGGGCCGCACCCGATCATCGCCTACGGTCTCGTATTGAATGAGCGCGCTTAGCTCTTCGAAATCCTTCCACTTCGAAGCCATCTGTGCACTGGCGACGGCGTGCTCGTACTCGGTGCTCAACCACCGGACGTTGTACTGATCATGCAGCTGCAGCGCATCTTCCCGGAAGTCGCGCCAGGCCTTACGCTGTCCGTCTTCATCAAGTAGTAGGCCGGTGAGCTCTACGGCCTGGTGCTTGGTTTTCGCAGCCGAAAAGAAGTGCACATTATCACGTAGGAACGTGAGCGCCTTTTCGTCGGGTTTACCGTAGCCAACCTGTACACCCTGCATTAAACGGTTGGTGGTAGCGGAAAACAAACCTAGCTGGATACCATCGACCTTGCCAGCTAGGTGTACTTGCTCAGCCAGCGTTAGGAACTCCGCCAGCAGTTGCCGGGTCGCTTCCGGATCGGGCGCATCATTGCGCAGGCCTGCCAGGTCGTGGCCATGGTCAGCGCAGCAGGCGCGGGCGTATAGCGCTGCTACGTCCGCGCCGATGGCTTTCCCGGCGCGACGGGTTGCTTAGGGTTGGTAGAGTTTGGCGGCGTGGTTGCCAGGGGCTCGACGGGCTTTTCTTCCACTTCCACACCGAACGTATCGACGATGTACTTTGCTGGCACCCGGTAGCCTGAATGCTGCATGATGCCGGCAACGATTTCCCACTGATCCTTTTTGGTCAGCTGCTCGGTTTCGTCCCACTTGAATTCGAAGCCCGCGCAGGGGTAGCCGTGCAGCAGTAGTTTATCCCACAGCTCCCACATGATCAGATTGCGCACGTACATTTTGTCGGCCTTGGTGTACTTCTCGCTCACGCGTTCGTGCACCTCGGCTTGGCTCCGGCTGCTGCCATCTTCCGTGGTCATCGTCTGCCCTAAAACGAGCTTCGATAGCTCAGCATTCGGAAAGTCGATCATGCCGGCGAAAACGCCCTGCTGGAAGGTTTGCGGCTGGTGGTATTGAAAGTTGGTAGCACCAGGTGGCAGGATGGCGTAAGCGGCCCGGCCCATGTTGCGCAGCATGTTTTCTACCTCCACCCGATCGGGTTCGTTCAGATCCATTTCCACCGTGCGCACGGGCAAGGCAAACCGGTCGCAGTACTCGGCCCAGGCCTGCATGCTGTTCTTTTTCCAGACCACGTGCGGAATGGCTTTGTGCAGCAACCCTAGCTCGTTGGACTTGCCTAGCTGAAGGAGCCACTGCGCTTCGTAGCCTTCCCGGTAGGCAATGCCGGTGGTGCTGCCCGGCCGGTCCCGGATCAGGCCCCATTCCGGCACGACCATTTCCGGTTGAATAACCTCCAGGCCGGAAAACTCTCCATCGATGGGAACCCCGAGCTCGACGACTCGCGGCCCCCAATAGATGGCTTCCATGGCTTCTTTCATCAACTCGAAAAACCAGGGCGTCATCAGCATGCGCGTCAGCTTCTCGTCTTCTTGCTGCCCTTTGATGCTCACGATCTTGAAGGGCGAACACAGAATGTTGAGCGTGCGCGTTTCCGTCACACTGGTAAGGTGCGAATCCAGGACGGCTTCCCGGTAGAGTCGGTACAACTCCGTCCGGTCCGGATAGGCTTTGTTTTCCGAGTTGGCAAGTGCCATGCGCCAGTGCCCTAGGTCGGCGCGTAAGCGCGCGGTCTGGTACTGCTGAATGCGGCTACTCACCGAGCGCCGGCCCGCCTTGGCGTGCACAGTGGTCGTGGTGGTGCCGTTTACTTGGGCCTGTAATCGTTGGTGCAGGTTCATAGCTTACCAGCTGAGGGTTTGAGTGGGAGCGGAACCCCATTTGAAGCGGCCGGGTGCTTCCTTCACCGGCAGCAAGGGCAGGGAGGCCGTGATCTTGCCGGCCGCCACGGCTTTCAGCCAGGCCTCGGCCTGCTCATAGCGCACGATGCGCTTTTCGGGCATCTGCACGCGCCCGTGGCGAGAATGCACGGTGTACAAAGCGATGTCGACCATGTAGGTGACGATCAGCTTGCTGCGCTCTTCCCCGGTGGCGGCGAAGATGGTGGCCACGTCGTAGCGGTTGCGCAGGTAGCTTTCGATAAACTGCTGCGCAAATACCTCAGCACTGGGTAAGGCGGAGGCGGTTCCCTGCAGCACGACGTCTAGCTGCTCTTGCTTGATTTGGGGGCCGTAATCGTCGGCGGTGAGAAAACTCATAGCTAGAATGCGCGTTGATGCACGTCGGCGCGATTGCCCACGGCGGGTTTGTTGTTTCCGTGCCGCTGAAAGGCGCGCCACTCATTGGCGAAGCACCGGCAGAGAAAATATTCGTTGGCGTCGGTGGGGTGGCCGTGCGGCTCATAGCTCACCTTGGTTTTCGGATCCTGGACCTTCTTCTTTTCCTTGGTGCCGTCACTGGCTTTTTTCACCTTCTGGTAATCGGTGATCGTGACGTTGCACTTGCGGTTGAAACGGATCACGATACCGCCGGCACCAATGGCCGAAAGGATGGGCCGCCCGTCCTGCTCCAGCAGTTCATCAATCCAGAGCCCGCGCATCGATACCGATGGGGCCGACGCTTCCACGCACATCGTCACTCTCGGCAGTTTGCGCAATTCCTTCAGCACGATGGTATAATCGTTACTGCCTTGTTCGGTGCGCGTATCCGCGTGCTTGCCAGCCGGGTCGCCGTACACGAAGCATTCCGCGCGGTGGTCCCCGTAACGGCGCATAAAGCGCTGACAGGTCACCGTCGTTTTGCTATCCTGCGTGAACTCGTCAATCTGCGTGGCCTCTTTCCCGCGCACCTGCCACACGTTCAGCGTCACGCCTGGCGTGTGGTTGAAGTCCAACGTGATGTGCAGCGCCAGATCCGGATCGTAGTCGTAGTCGCCCACGTGCGTTTGCGTGTCGAACGACGGGTAAAACTCCCCACCAGTGCGCTCCACGGCATTCCAATCCCCGAGTAGCAGGCGCTGACGGTCGTAGTCCTTCATCTGCTCCAGGCTTTTCTTGTAGGTGGCCACGAACGCTTTGTCGGGGTTGTCGGTCACCAAGGCCTGAACTACCTGCTGGTAGGGTTTGAGCGCGACGGGGTTGTTTTCCGCATCGAAAACGTACTTGATCCGCACCCAGGTGTACCCAGGGTTGCAGGTGATGAGCATTTTCGGAATTAGCCCGAACTCGGGCAGCATCCAGCGAATACGCGACTTGATGATGTCGGCGCCTTTTTCGGGCACGCCGTCGTTGGCTTCCTCGATCCAGCAGTCGGTTATCTCCAGAGAGCCTAGGCGCTGGTAGTCTTCGTCGCTCGGGTTGTAGGCTAGCTCCTTGAAAATTTCGCGGCTGCCGTTGGAGAACACGAGCGCTTCCGGAGCACCGGAGCGCGACTTGTACCAATAGTCCTTGCCCATCACCAGGCCCCATTCTGCCAGAACCTTGAAGTAGGTTACCAAGGTGGATTCTTTGATGTCGATCAGGCGCGTGCGTGCCGTCACGCCGCGGCTACCCGCGTAACGCAGCCGGCGGTACAGTTTCCAGCAAACACCCAGGTAGCTTTTGCCGCCACCAGCCGCCCCACCATATAGAATTTCCTCGGTGGTGTCGTCTTCGAGCGCTTGCCAGGCGAGGTGCTGCTTCCAGGATGGATTGAAATTAATTTCCAGCATCTGGCTCGGGTGGCGCGGGCGCCTGGTAGGTGAAACTGAAGTTGCCCGGTAGCTTGTGCTCGGTTTCCGACTTTTCGGTGAAACCTTCCACGAGCTGCACGAACAGTTTGGCCGCGGTCGGGTCCGGTGGGTAGTGCTCGGTGTATTCCATTTCCTCCACCTTCGAACCGCACCCGGATCCCAGCGAAACCGTCATGAACTTGACGGCCTGGTGGGAGTAGCCCGTCGCCCGCTCGTAGAGCTTGAGAATGACATGCGGCGTGAGCGCCTGGAACACGTTGGCTTTGCCGTCGCCTAGCTTCACCCGCTTGAGGTGATTCTTGACCGTCTTATCAGATAAGCCCGTGGCTTCCACCAGCTCTTGCACGGTGGGCTTGCGCATTTCCTTGCGGATGATGCGGGCGATCTCCTTCTGGATTTTCGCCCGGTTGCGCTGAGAGTCTTGGCGTTCTTCGTTCGGATTGGAGGGCATAAGTGCCTCAAATGTGCCGCAAGCGCCTTTTTTGCACAATTCGAAGTCAGTAAACACGGCAAAATTCACCCGTAAGTCACGGCAAAATTTTGCCGTGGCTGTTTTTGCCAATTTGCCCCGTGCGTTGCCTAGGTGAAGTTTTGGGGCACTTATGCAGCGCGACTTCCTTCTATTTGAGACGATTGAGATGCGCCACGTGGCCAAGCTCGAAACCTTTCTCTCTGAATTGGAGAAAGCCGGGGCTCGCGTGGCGGTCATGCGCATCAATTCACCCGGCGGCTCCTGGCAGGCCGGGCAGCTGATGCGCGCCCGGATGCTTACCAGTAAGATCCGGATCACGACCGTGAACGAAGGCCTGGTCGGCTCGGCAGCCACGCTGCCTTTCGCTGCCGGCAACGTGCGCCAGTGTCAGGCCCACGCCAAGTTCATGATGCACCAGGTGTCGGGCGAAGTGTACGGGCAGGTCAAGGATCTGAAAAAGGCCGTGGCCTCCCAGGAAGCGCTAAACCGCTCGACGGCGGAAATGTACGTGGCAGCCTCCAACAAGACGGTGGACGAGTGGGAACAGATGATGGAGGCCGAAACATGGCTCGGGGCGGATCAAGCCCAGGCAATCGGCTTCTGCACGGAATGCCTCCCCTCAAAACCCGGTCTGGTGGCGGCGGAAGCCACGATGCAGGCTGACGACGTGCATAAGTACTACATGTCACTTATTCCCAAACAAGACGAGGAGATGAAGCTCGACGAAGTAAGAAACGCGCTCGGCAAAGCCGGCGTGACCCTGGCCGCTGACGCCAGCGAAGCCGACGTGCTGGCAGCTATTGAAAAGCTCCGGAACGCCACCCCAGCAACCACGGACGCGCCACCCGCTAAAGAGGAAACGGAGCTTGAAAAAGCGCTGAAGCGCATCAAGGAACTGGAGCAAGCCGCCACCACCGGTCAGACGCAGCGCATTGATGAGGTCATCAACAATGCAGTGAACACCGGGCGCATCGTGGCCACGCAGAAAGACAATTTCCGGGCCCTGCTCAACGCCGACTTCACGAACACGGCCAAGATCATCAACGATCTGCCGCCCCGGCAATCCACTGCCAAGCGCGTCAACGGTCAAGCCGCCAGCGCTGCTACGATTGTCGAAGCGCGCGCCGACTGGGATTTCGACAAGTGGAGCAAGGAAGATGAAAAAGGCCTGCTCGACATCAAGCGCAATGATCCCGACCGCTACCAGAACCTGATCAACGGCATTCTGTAGCCCCTAGCCCCTGGCCCCCTCTCCTGCTCACCCTAGCTGCTTTTAACTGCTTCTTTTCCATGAAAAATCTGACTCTCGCCGGTAAGCTCGTTATCGGTTTCTTTCTCGCCCTGTTTGTCGGTGCCATCCTGGCGCCAACCTTAGGCGTCTCGCCACTGGCGATCGGTGGCACTCTATTCGGTGCGCAGCTGGTGCGCGCCTGCGTGCGCCCCGTGGCCATGCCCGGCCTGGCGTTCGAAGACGTGCTCACCAGCATCTTTACCCGCGACCTGCAAAAGATCCTGTTCCCGGATAACAGCTTTTATAAGCGAACCAAGAAGCTGAACACGGATGCGGATGCACCTGGAACCGCGGCCGCATCTTACCAGATTCCACAGGAAATGGAAATGCCCACGGGTATTGTGGATCCGGCTGTATTCCCGCTCGAAGTGGAAGAGCTGGAAGGCGGCAACGAAATCGTAACGCTTAGCCTACTTGCTACCAAACCAACCCGCCTAGGCGACAAAGAACTGCTGGAGGTGAGCTACGACAAGCGCGCCAGCGTGCTGAGCCTGCACAGTTCGGTGCTCGACCAAATGGCCGCCAACGTTTCCCTCAACCGCATGTCGCAAGTGGCGTCCGACGCTATTGTGCTGACCTCAGGCGACGCTGTTAGCGCTGGTCTGCCTGGCTTGACCGGCAACCGCAAAGCCGTAACGAAAAACGACATCATCAAAGCGTGCGAGATCCTGAACCGCACAGATATGAAGGGCAAGCGGTACGGCCTGGTGGGTGCTACCCACGAAAGCGAACTGCTCAAAATTGAGCACTTCGTCGACTATGAAAAAACCGGCAACCAGTCGGCCCTATTGCGTGGCGCTATCGGCTCGCTGATGGGTATCGAGTGGTACAAGCGCAGCACGGCCGCGGTATTCAACGCTGCTGGTGCTCCTAAAGCGGCTGGCTCCGCTCTGGCCGCCACCGACAACGAAGGCATGCTGATCTGGATCGAGGATGCTATCGGCCGCGTGGAAGGCAATGTGGAAGTGTACATCAACGAAAAGCAAGCCCAATACCTAGGTTCGCTGATGAACAACGCCGTGCGCTTCGGCATGAAGATCCTACGCACTGACAAAAAAGGCGTCGTAGCAATTCGCCAGGCCTCCGCAGCCTAAGCAATGCGCACGATCACACACATCGTGCTGCATTGCACGGCTACCCCACAGACCGCCACGGTGGAAGCCATTCAGCGCTACTGGCGGCAAAACCTAGGTTGGAAGAGCCCAGGCTATCACATCGTCATTCAGCCCGACGGCACGTGCGTGCGCCTGCTGCCGGATGCGCAAGTAAGCAACGGGGTCGCCGGCCACAACGCCACCTCGCTCCACGTCAGCTATATCGGCGGCGTGGATGCGAGTGGCCACCCGGTCGACAACCGCACGCCGCGGCAGCTAGCTGAAATGACGCGCGTAGTACGCCGCTGGCTCGAAGCCCACCCCCATGCTCAAGTACTCGGGCACCGGGACTTTCCCAATGTCAAAAAAGCCTGCCCCTCTTTCGATGCTCGAACGTGGTGGGCATCAGTCGCCAAGTAATCGTGAGCACGAACCAGACCGCAGAATGGGTAAAGTGGGCCACCGGCATTGCCTTGCTGCTGTCGGGTAGTGCGTTCGGCTACGCAATCAACACCGAGCACCGGCTAACGAGCTCGGAAACGACGCTGGCGCGGCACATGGATGAGGCGAAGGAAACGAAAGAGGATGTGTACGCCCGGCTCAACTCGCAGGACCAAACCCAAAAGGAGTTGCTGCAAGGGGTCAACGATGTGAAAGTGGATATGGCGGCCATTCGTGGCGCCCTCGGCATTCCCAAACAGACAAGCAAATGAGAATTTTCTTCGCGCTCCTACTTGGTAGTTTACTCGCCCTCGCCAGCTGCACGCTGCTGAAGCCCACGACGGCTGAGCAGAAGATTGCCAACTTCATCCAGCGGCACCCGGAAGTCGCCTACCGCGATACGATCCGCGACACAGTGAGGGTGGAAATTCCACGCATCGAGATCCGCAAAATCTTCGTGGCCGATACTGCTCAGCAGCGCCGCGACCGGGTGCTACTCGACTCACTGCTCAACAACGTGGAAACCGCACTCGACAGCGTGCAGCGCGCAGCCGCCCGGCAGCGCATCCAGCAGTGGGCCGCTAAGCGACCGGTGCTAAACGATACGCTGTGCATCGATACGCTTGGCGTGATGGGCCGCATCTGGCGCGACGGCAACACCTACCAGGTCTGGCTAGAGCGCAAGGGGTTCACGGCTTCAGCACCGGTGCAAACCGTCGTCGACCAGCTCAAGCCCTGCCCGCCGGCGCCGCACTTTCCCTGGTACGATCCGCGCGGCTTTGTCTGGTGGCAATCCATGCTCCTAGGTATGGGACTGACGTGGCTAGTGCTCTACGGCGTCTCGCGCATTACCCGCCCGGTCCGATGAAGATCCTGCTCGCTCAACTATGGGCAGCGCTCAGGATCCTGCTCGCCCGCCTCCGGGCAGAGATGCCCACCTTCTGGCGGCGCCTGCAAAAGCTAGCGCTGTTCGGCCTGGCGGTGATTGCCGCCCTGAAGCTGGAACCGGAACTGATACCTGATTTCCTGCTCGGCTACCTCAAATACGCCTTCGTCTTTTTTACCACCATTGCCGGCACGGCACAATTCACCTGTAAAGATGGACCAGAACAAAACGCCCAAAACGACCAAAGCACCCAAGACGGAAACGGCAACGGTGGTCGCTAAGGACGATACCAACAAGTACGCCGCCTACTTCGAAGCCAATCCAAAGGCAGACGAATTGTACGTCTCCAGCGATGACCAGGTATTCACCCACGAAGGCTGGTGCAAGTCGCACGTGAAGTTCCTGGAGGATAAAACGATCACGATCGTGCCCCGCCCGGAAGAGGCTGAAGAAGCCACCGAAGAAACCGAAGGCACTGATCAAAACCCTGCCCAGTAATGCCAACGCCTGACGTCCGCATTATTAAGGCCCGCGGAGGCCTAGGTCGGCAGCGACCGACCGAAGACGGTATTTCGGGGCTCATTACGCAAGGGGTGGCCGTGGTAAACGGGCTTCAACTGGAGACTACCTACGAGCTGCGTTCCTTGCGTCAGCTGGAGGCCTTGGGGGTGGATGCCGAATACGACGCCACCAACAGCGCCGATCTGCACTACCACGTTTCGGAGTACTTCCGCATGAGCCAAGGGGCGGTACTGTGGCTGCACGTATGTGCCCGCACCGTTACCATGGCGCAAATGGCAGACAAAGCCCTCGGCCACGCCAAGCGCTTGCTCACGGAAGCTGGTGGCAAGATTAAGCAGCTTGCGATCTGCCTCGACTCGGCAGCCGACTACGTGGCCACGATCACCAGCGGCCTCAACGCCGACGTGGTGGCCGCTATTCCCAAAGCCCAGGCGCTGGCGGCGGAGGAATTTATCCAGCACCGCCCCGTCTCGATCTTGCTGGCCGGCCACGGCCTGGCGTCGAACCTGGCGGGCCTGCTGGATCTGCGTGCGCAGAATTCCGAACTCGTTTCCGTCGTGATCGGCACGGATCAATTGCTGAAGCCTAGCGTGCCGGCGATCGGTACCGCCCTCGGTACCGTGAGCTTTGCCGCGGTGCACGAAAACATCGGCTGGCTCGACAAATTCAACCTGGCAGGTGATGGCGCCTTCCTGAGCGCAGGCCTGGCCAACGGCAAAGCCGTCGGTGAACTGCTGCCAGCCGACCTGGATGGCCTCAACACCAAGGGGTATTTGTTCGCCCTCATCCACACCGGGTTCGACGGCTTTTTCTGGAACGACTCGCACACGTGCACGGCCGTCGATAGTGACTACGCTTACCTGGAAAATACGCGCACGGTAAACAAGTCCGCGCGCGTCGTTCGCCAGGCGCTGTTGCCCTCGCTCAAAGGCCCGTTGCTGCTCAACGCCGACGGCACGCTCCGGGCGTCGGTCGTGGGTGAGCTGGAGGCCAAGGGCAAGTCAACGCTCGAAGCCAACCTAGGTAGCAGCGGCGAAATCTCGGCGTGTGACGTGTACATCGACCCCAAGCAGGACGTGCTAGCCACTAGCGTCGTCAACGTGGAATTCACCATTGTGCCCGTCGGCACGGCCCGGGAGATCGTGGCCACCGTGGGCTTTGCCAAGAGCGTCTAAGCGATGATCAACGATCAGCAACCCCTAATCAACGGAGTGGCCTACTCGTGG